CAGACCCGCAACACCGTATGCGTTGCCGAGCTCCCTCATGAGGTAGTTCCATATCGCCTTTTCGTCAGCCGCGCTGCCGGTGCTTATAACACTGTCGATCTTTTCAAGTGTTTTCATCTTTCTGTTCCTCCGTTGTGATTTTTTCGATCAGCTCCCGCACCCATGCGGGCAGGAGCTTATAGAGTTTATTGCCTTTGATCTCATCGAGCCGGGATATAATACCGTCAAGCTGTGTTCGCAGCCTGTCCCGCTCGGTTTCGATCTCCTTGCGCTTTTTGTTGTAGGCAAGGATCCTCTCGCGCAGTTCGTTCGTCATGACTTTGCCTCCGTCTCTCCGCTGAGCAGGAGGTCGAGAGCTTCACGCAGTTCTTTCACCTGATCCTCAAGCGACGGTTCCGGCGCGGGTATTTCCGCCGCCATTTTCTCATACTCCGCGATCTCTTCGGCGGTCATTTCGCGGACTATGCCATTTTCGCAAATCTTCATTTATTTTCCCCTTCCAAACAAACTGACTTTTGTGCCTTCCGGCAAATATAAGCCGGCGCGCGTCGCATACATTTGGTACATTGTTAATTTGGATATACTTACGGTGTCTGCGAATCCATACGAAAAAACATCAGGCTGAATTGTAAGAGAATTTCCACCACCCGCAAAACCGCCAAGCGAACTGGCATAGCCTACTATCACTTGATTTGTGGTCGTGCCGTTTATTTTAACCGACGCATTTTTCGCCGTTTTGGGCTGGCATGAAAACCATATAGTGGCGTCTTGCTTGTCTGACGGCACAGCGACCTGAATTACATATTTTAGTTCGTAGTATGCGAACGGTTTCCCCGCCAAGTCTTGCGTAATAGTAAGTTTGCTCGTTTCTGCGGGCACAACCGATGTATTTATCAGCTCCCACGTCTCTCCGCTTCCCCCGCTCGCCATATCCGCCGCTTCCCACGCGGTAGGCTTGCCGCTGTCGTCCACAGATTTGACCTTGATTGTCTGTCCGACTGCGGCAGAGGTAAGACCGAGGGACGTATCGGAGGCGGGCATTATATGCTCTGTTGTCGCAATTGTTGAGGGCGAGATATCGACCTCATAGCTTTTGCGCACAATGCCGCCGCCGGATGATATGACGGTTGTCTCAAAAAACAATGCGTATGAGTTCGCGCCTGTCATCTCCCAGTATTGCATCTGTATAACATCGCGGTTGTGCGCGAGCGAGATGTTCTGCGCTCCCTCAAGCTCGGATTTGATTGCGTTGTAATCCGCCTCGGACATTGCACCGTTTGCGCCTGTGATTGTTATACCGTTAGCGCCGATATTTACACGGGCTTGCTTCTTTTCCGCGTCCGTAAAGCTCTGTTCCGCTGTCCGGACGGCGGTGTCAAACCGCTCCATGAGCTGATTATACACATCCGGCGCGGGGTCTGCGGGCGTGCCGTCGGGATCGGTGCAGCACGGGACGGCTTGTATCAGCGCCGCCGTGGTCGTGTGTATGTCGCCCGCATAGCATCCGACCGATACCGTGCGCGTGTCGCGCAGCACAGGCACGCCGACCTCATCGCCCGCAAATTGCACGTCGGTGTATTTGCTGCCGTCGTAGACGAACCGCGCGGTCTTTGTGTCATATGCCGCCCATTCGTCGTCAAAGTCGAACTTGATAACATAGTCGCTGTTGCCGCAGACTATGCGCTCGCGCCCGTTGCATTTTGCCCGCTTCTCGCGGACGGTTATTTTTATGTAGTTCATTTATGTACGCCTCCCAAATTGCTATACCGGCAGTTCTTCGTTCTTCGTCGCATAGGCGTTCGCGCCGTCTGCGCAGGTTGCAGACACCTTGATATACGCCGTGCCCGCCGGAGTGTCGCTGTTGTAGACAAACTCAAAAATCCCGTTACTGCTCACAGTAATCCCGCTTGCGTAGCTCGATCCGGTATATGGTGCGCTTATATCGCTCTGATTATTGATCCGCGCTTGGGCGGACGAATAAAAGACCACTGTCGCGTTAGGATATCCGGCGAAAGTAAAGCCCTTGATACGGATTATGTCTCCGCTTGCGACGGGAATAAAGCCTGTCGTACAAGCCCCGGAAGAATCCGATTCATTGCCGGACGAACCGCTGAGACGTTTCCCGTTCGTGTAACCGTATTCATCCAGTATGTTCACCGGGGGCGCACCTGTAACCGCCTTGGCTGTGATGGTTATATTTCCCGTCGCTTGAGGTATAACGATTTCGCCCTTGTCTGCGGGATATACGTATTGCAAATAGCTATTGCGCTTGATATCCGCGCCGCCCATCTGCACCGATACTTCTGACAGGTCATATCCGCTCGCGGGAGTGATCGTTGCCGTGTATTTTTGATACTTTGTTACCGTGTCAGCCCCTGTTATCGTCGCATTATCTCCCGTTTTCGTGACCGTAAAATTGTCGAGCGACAATGTGATCGTTGCGGGAGTGCCGTCTATCATCGCCGCGCGGTAAGCATTGATCTCCTCGGCGGTGAATCCGAGAGAGACAGCAAAAGATATCGCGCGGTTGCGAAATGTATCCGCAAGCCCTCCGACGAGCGGCACGGATTTGATGGCATTAATCAGCCCTTGCCAGTCGCTCTCGTTCCTTCTGCGCGCGGTCGCGTCTGTGCCGGTGCCGCTGTAAAAACAGGTAAGCTCATAGTCCTTATCAATGTCGCTTTGCGCCATTCCGAGCAGTGCTTCAAGCACGCACGCGAGCGTTCCCGTTCGGTCAGCTCCCGCCGAACAATGAAAATACACGGGTTTGTTTTTGGTCACGGAGTCAAACACAACTCCGAGATTGTATTTCCACGCGTCCGTGTTGGTCAGCGAGTACCAGTTGTAATCATCGGCGCAAAACCATTCGATGCCCCAAAGCGAGTACTTTTGCGGAGACTCCGCCTTTCCGCGCAACTGCAACTCTGTCTTTACGCCGATTTTGTTTGCCATCAGGTCTTTGTCTGCCGCCTGTGCTTCGCCGCCGCGAAACAGCATCCCATACTTGACAGTACCGCCGTCGCAAGCCCACCCGCCGATATCACGGACGTTATCGGTCGTCGTATTTATCCATCTCAGCGCATCAAGCGGTTTGACCGTCCCCGCCTTGTTGGTCGATGCAAAGGGTGCAGCTACACCGGGCACGCCGTTGTAATACGTTACGCCGTCAACGGTCTTGCCGACGGGTTTTGTGTTGCTTTGCACGGCTGTCGCGGGCGCGTATGTCGCTATCTGCGACACGGTGTAGTCGGTCGGGTCGTAGGTCACACCCGCGAGATAATTGCGCACAGCTTCGGGGCATTGGTGCCACGTGATGTTCTCGGCAACGGCACTGCCCGCCCCCGCAATAGCCGCGATCGCAGCAGGCATTTCGGCGGGCTTGTACGTCGCATCGCTGCCGTTTTTGGCACGTATCGCGTCGGCTATCGCCTGTATCGTCGATTCTTCGTACAGCTTTTTCGCCATCAGTAGCTCACCTCCGTGCCGTCCGTGAGCGACAATTGCGCATCGTTTGTCAGCTTGCCCATAACGTATACATCGACGTTGACATTGACCTCGCTCGTCATCTCGGCAGGGCGCCAAAAATACCATTTGCCCGTGTTGGATTTTGTGTGCCGTTGCGCGTTGAGCTGCGTCTCAACGAAAAACGCCGCGCCCGAATCGCCTACGTGAAGCTGCTGCACGGGAAGCTCCGCGAAAGTGAAGGGATAATCCACATTGCCGTATTCCGTCGTGCTTTCGTATGCGTTGCCCCACGTGTTTGTCGCCGTCACACCGGTGCACTCGACCGTGCCCCAGCACTCCGCGCGACCGGATGCCCATTTGCGGTAGTACCATATGCCCGAAGTGCCCTGTTCAAGCACATAATCGTCGCCGTAAGGGTCGCCTTTGGGACCCTGCACGCCCCGCGAGGGCTTGCCGCTGTCGGTGCCGCCCGTGTACCAGTTGCCGTTGTCGCCTATGTAGGGCGCATCGACAAGCGCCGCATTGCATTTGTTTATAAGCCCGACGAGCACATCGTAATTTTCGTCGGCGCTTATCTCGTCGTTGCCGTTCGCCGCACGCTGCGCGCGCACCCAAAACGCAAGCGACGTCAACTTTTCGTCGCCTACAACGACCGATACGTCGCAGCGCACCATGCCGTCAAGCTCAAGCATCCACGACGTAAGCGGTACCGTTATCTTGCCGCCGGTGCCCACCGTGCCAGCAAAGGATTTTGCCGCGCCGTCGTCGCGCCGCGCATTGACAAGCACCGTCGCGCCCGACGGCACCGTCAGCGCTTCGCCGTCGCTTTGTAGCTCGATCTCAAGGTACCGCGACCCGTTGTCGAGCTGCTTCGCGGGTATCGGCTCGAACCGATTCTCCCGCGATACGTCAACTGTGATCTTCTTTGTTATCTTCATCCTTTGAAATTCTCCTCCAGATTTGCGATGCGTTCCTCAAGCGACGTGATGCGTGCTTCATGCGACTCCTCGCCCGGACCGAGACCGGTAGATGTACCTACCACATCTTCAAGACGTGTAATAGCCGCGTCGTTGTTGTGCTTATATGTTGCGTCCAATCCCATATGCTCATTGAACTCGGTGCACAGCTTGGGAATGGTGTACATCGCGCCCTCGACATTCAGCTCGCCCGTCACATTTGCGATATCCACGGTCAGATCATCGACGGATATCTGATTCGCCGTCAGCTTACCCGTCACGTTCGCCGCCTTGACCTTAAGCTCCGCCGCGTCTATCTGATCGGCGGTGATCTTTATCACCGTCAGCATCTTTATAAGCAGATTCCCGTCGCGCGTCAGACCGTATTGCCAGTCGGTGTCATCCCCCTGATAATCGTCCGTCCACGCGAACCCGTTCGCGCGGAATGTGTATACGATGCTGCTCTCCTCGGGCGTCTCGGCATCGTGAAAATAATATATCACCGCACCGTCCGCACCCGTCACCTTCGTCATGTAAACACCCAGACTGTTCGCTATCATCGTGCTCAGATCCTCCTGCGTTTTGGCGGTTTCGCCTATCTTGCCCTCGAGACGGTCCGACGCCTTTCCTATGTCACGGCGCACCTGCTTTGTCTGCGAATCCGTCATACCACCCAGTGACTGATACGTGCTTTTCTGCTCGGTCTCGCCCTTGCCGTCAAGCGACGTACTACCGTTGAGCCTGTATTTCCAATTCGTTATTATGCTGTAATGCTTCGCGCCGTTTCCATCAATATATATAATGCCGTCAAGCGGATCGAGCCACGGCATAGCGGGCGTTTTTGCCGAAAACGGACGGTAAGAAAAGCCCTCAAGCCGTCCGGCAAGCGCCACCGCAACGCTGTCCGCATCATGTGTCAGCAGACCGTTGCCGGATACCGTCATACGGCTGCCGCAGCCCTCTCCGTGCGACACTGTGCCGTCATCCGTCTCAACATCGACACCGGATATCACAACATCCTTTTCCCATAAGTCGGCACCCTGATACCGCGCAGAACCGTCAAGGACCGTCTCTGCTGCCCGATACCATCCGAACGCAAGTTTACCCTCGCGGTCTATGAACGCGCAACATCCGCCGAGCTCCGCTATCTGCCGCACGACACGCCTGTATGTCAGCGAGTCGTCATCACCCACGGTACTTATCTCATAGTCGGAATTCAGAAGCTCCGACATATCACCCGCTGGCACACCGCACTTTTCGCAGCAATAAGCCGCAAGCGCAGCGGGAGTAACGGGAAATGTCAGCCCCGAAGCGTCAAAGGGCACATCGAACTTCACCATACGGTCAAGCGCCGAAAGCGATATGCTGCGCTGCTTGCGCGGAGGCTCGTCAACGGTAAAATACCCGATGGGAAGCCAATGCACCACAGCCTTCTCCCATGCGTGCGCATCCCATTTCTTCACACCCACACGGAGGAACAGCTCAACGCCCTCAAAATTCACGCCGTCAAAGCGCCCGTCGCGGTTGTCGAGCGTCAGGTCGAGCTGTGCCGCCGCAACGGAACCGATATCTATGCGCGAGCCGTTCGAGGTGTATCTGTCTACCGTCAGACCGCCCTCCCGCACGTCCGTTTCGGTGAGCTTTATCTGTCCGTCCGCGCTCGTCAGCTCGCACACCTGTCTGTAATCCTTCAAAAACAGCCGCTTTACATCGTCACCGACGTTATACATCAGTCAAAATCTCCTTCCCGCGCCTCAGCCGTGCGCTCGATTATGTCGAAAGAAAGACCGCTCCACACACCGAGCTTTGCATTGTAGAGCGGCGCGCTCCTGTCCCCCACGTAGAATTCCTTTGTGCGGTAGCCTCCCGCGTGCGGATCAAGATAGCACACCGATATGTACTGCGGCGCGAATGCCGTCAGTATGCGCGACGCCTTCTCGGTGGTTATGTTCTGCCACGAGAGCTGAAGCTTCACGCAGGAGCCGAGGCGCATCTTGTGCATCTTCGTGTCCTCGGTGCGTCCGGCATCGGAGGCGGAAACATCGTTCTCGCTCCACTGATAGCCGGACGGACAGGGAACGGACACGTCATCCACCGAGCGTATCGGATTGTTTTCGTCTTCGTAAAAATCCATATACGTCCTCCTTATTAAGTGCCGAGCGGGATCACCACACGACCGTCACGGCGGTTGCGTCTCTCGGCGGCGCTTATGTGCCGTTCGGAGCGCACCGTGCCGTCGGCATCGACTATCTGTATCACGACGTCACCCTCTCCGCGACCGCTCGCAAGCATAGCCTCATATACGCCCTGCCGTATGCCCTCAACGATCTGTGCGTTGTTTGCCACCGCAGTGCGTGAGCCCATCGTCCCGACCATTTCGGGACCCGCCTCGCGCGCGATGAACAACTGCCCCTCGTCCGGAAATCCGCCGGAGGCAAGACGCGGGATCGCCAACTCCGTGACCTTTTCAATACTCACGCCGGGGATCTTGTTTATCAGACCTATCGCACCGTTCAGCATCTTGATAAAACCATTCACTGTGCTCTCAATACGCTCAAAGATCCCGTTTATCACCTTTTTGAAAAGTCCAGAAGCAAAATCAATCACAATGACCCCGATACTCTTGAAAAGGGCGACCGCTTTATCCTTCAGCCATACGAGCCAGTTCCAGAACGGCTGAATAATATGTCCGTACACCCACGCTCCGACGCCTGAAAAGAACTGCGTTATCGGCACGATCACACCCCGATAAAAGCGCTGCGCAAGACCGGAGAAAAAATCCATCACGGGGACCACGATATATGTATAAACCGCTTTCCAAAGAGCGGCGCATATCTCGCCGAGCTTGACAAATATCTTCCACGCTTTCACATAGATCGAGGCTATACCCTTTACAATGCCAACAACTATCCCCTTGGCTTTCTCGTATATGCGCGCGAGCACCGCGCCTATGGCTTCGAATATCGAAGAAAAGAAACCAACAACAGGCTGAATGACATTGCTGTTTATCCAGCCCGCGACGCCCGAGAAGAACCCGCCGACAGGTACAAAAATATTGTCCCATATCCATGCACCGATGCCGGACAGGAAAGCGGATATCTCGTCCCAGTTCTGTATTACAAGAATGGTAAGGTCGGTGAGCGCACCGGCAACGAGTCCGATAAGAGCACCGATACCCGCGCCTATCGGTCCGCCGCAAGCGCCGATTATAGCGCCGATGCCCGCACCCGTGAGAGTTGTACCCGTAGCGATCAGAGATGCATTGAGCCAGTTGAGTTTGTTCTTTATGGCGTCCCATATCCCCGCTGCCGCCATGGGGATGCCCGCGATGATTGCACCGACACCCGCGCCGAGTGCCGCACTCCCGAAAACTCCGCCGATCTTTGCGGCACCGCCCACGACGGCACCGCCGCCGAGCAGAGTTCCCACAAGATTCGTGCCGCTCATCCCGTTGGCAATTATATCCGCGATAGACGCGCCCTCCGTCACCGCTCCCGCAAGAGAAAGGGACAGCCCGCGCATAAAATCGGCAGCCTTACCGAGCTCCGGAACATTGAGAGCGTCTGCTATTTTCCACCCTTTGACGGCTGCACCGATGCCGAGAGCGATCTTAAGCAGCCGGCGCAGCTTATCTATCAGCTTGTCGGTCTGTTCGGTATCTATCGGCACCTCTTCGAACCTGTACGACGCACCGGAAGTGCCGTTTCCGGTACCCGACTCATTCGCACCGTTCAGAGCATTGATCTCGTCAAAGCCGAGGATGGAATTTTTCAGTTTCTTGTTCGCCCTCGCCGCGTCGTCGGTCGCCTCCGCGTATTCCTGCGACGTTTTGATGGCGCGCGTCCATGTGTCGGCTCCCGAGAGACGTGCCAGTACCTGATTGACTATGTTCAGCACGTTCACAAAGCCGTCGGTCAGCTTGTCCACAGCAGGCGCGAGCATGTTTATGATCGGTGCCGCAGCCGCCCCGAGCGAGGCGTGCAAATACCCCATAGCCGTCGCAATGGTGTCGAGCGACTTTGCGAGCCTGCCGTCTATCGCTTTGCTGTATTGATACACCTCGGCTATGCCCGTCCGGAAACCGTTCACGATGAGCGAGATCAGCGCATTCATGGCACGGTATACCACACGGCGCGTAAACATGGTCACTATCCCGCTCAGCTTCTTTTTTATGCCGCTGCCGATCTTATCGGATATCTGCTTCACGACACCGAGCGTCCCCGCCGCGCCCTGCTTTATTTTCTGCACGAGCGTGAGAGTCGTCGTAAGCTCGGAGTTCGTTGCCTCGGTCTGCTCAGACGCCGCCACTCCGTTGCCCGAAAAACCCGACGGGGCAGACGGAGCACCGCCGCCCGCCGCACGGTTTGCCGCCGCGCTTATGTTCGGCATGCGTATATCCCCGACGTTTCCGAGAGCCGCAAGACCGCTCGCCATGTCGGAAAGCTTCGTCATATCGACGTCCTTGAGGCGATCGACCGCCGTGCCAATATCCCTTATGCGGTCGGCAACGGTCTTTGAAATGCTTATCTTTCCCACGCTGCCGAGCGCCGACAGACCGTCAGCAAGGTCGCGCAGCTTTGACATATTCTCCGAACCGGAAAATATACCGTCGAGCTTCTTCATCACGCGCCCGAGCGCACCGAGCGGTTTGTTCGCACCCGTAGCCGCGTTCTGTATCTTATCGAGCCGTTCTATAAGCCTGTCAATGGCGCCGAGAGCCTTTTCCGAATCGCCGTCAATTTCTATTTTTATTGTATCTATTACTTCATCCATTACCCGCGCTCTCCTTTCTCGCCTTGCGGCGTGAATTCACTCCCGCAGCCCACGCGGTCACATGCGCCGCCGCGCGTTCCATAGCGCCCCTCTCCTTCTTCTGCTCCGTCCGGCGCGCGTCGTCACGCGTGAGCGGATACGGCTCCGCGAGATACGGGTGAGCCTTTGCGGGAGAAAACGACAGCCGAAGTATCGGCGCCGCGTCGCACAGAGCCTCATAGAAATATGCGCCCGCGAGCCACGCATCGGTGTTGCGCCGCTTCTTGCGCAGCTCCTCGGCGCGTCTGTATGCACGCGCAAGCTCCGGTGCGCCGTCGAAATACTCTGCGGCGCTCATGCCTATCGAGAGATAAAACGGTAAGTGTTTATAAAATTCCTTTGTAAAGGATACGGGGACGGGCTTTACAGCCGCGCCCCCGTCAGGGGACGGCGAGCCACTTACCAGCTCGCGCCCCACTTCACGTTTCCCTCGGATTCCTCAGGCTCGTCCATGAGAGATTCAAGGGTATCCGCGTACATTTCGCCGAGCTTTGCAAAAAGCTCATTCTTGCCCGTGAGCTTTTCGAAAATGGCGTTGACTTTTTCCTGTTTGACAAAAGGATGATGCGCAATAAACGCACCCGAGAACAGCGCCGGCAGAGTCGATACCGGCTTGGTCCTGATATCGTCGGGGTTGAACCCCCTTTCCTCCATGCGCTCTACCGTGCGGCGGGTGAACTCAAGCGTGTACTCCGCGCCGTCGTATGTAAAGGTTATCGTCTTTGCCATGCCGCGCCTCCTTATGCGGTCGCCACGGCTATGGCGGTGGAGGGAGTCACGACCACGCTCATCTCAACGGCGCTGTTGACGTCGCCGCCCTTGACGTAGCAATCGACATAGCCCTTGAATTCGAACTTGCCGTCACTGCCGGTGGGAGTGACCGTGCCTTCCGACTCGGTGCCGCCGAACCAGATAGCGAGATCCTGCTCGGTGCCCTTCAGCGCTTTGAGAGTCGTGAAGTCGGTCTTTATGTAGTTGGCATCAAACGAAAGGTTGTCGGTGTCCTCGATGCCGGGAATATATGTGCGTGCGCCGTCGGAAAGAGTCGTAGTCTCTATCTTGTCGGGCTCGCCGCCGAGATCGGGAAAGTTTTTGATATCCACGAGCTTTTCGTAGGTGCTCCCAGAGCCTTTCTTCATGAGAAAAGTCTTATATGTGCTTATAGCCATTGTTATTTACCTCCTGAAAACTGTTTTGTTCTCCGAAATGAGTGCCGTAAATCTGCCGCATATGCGGTATTTCGTCGCGTCGTCAAGCGCTACCGGCGTACACGTGAGACGCGTAAAGCCGAGAGATTCGAGTATATCGTTCACCGCCGCAAATATCGTGCGGCACTCGGCTTTCGGTCCGCCCGACCTGTTCGAGTAAACGTTCACCTCATACATCACCTCGGCATAGCGGCAGTTCGAGCCGCTGTCGCGTGTGCGCAAATGTGAAAAGTTGTCCGCCTCTTCTATGCACACGCAGGGGAATTTCGACGGCGTCAGCTCCGTCCTGCCGTAAACGGTGATACCCGTAAACTGCCGACGCAGCTTTGTTGCCACCGCCGTAAATATTTCGTTTTCGCAGTCTATCATCCGAATACCTCCGCAGCTATCTCGGATATCCTTGCGCGCATATCGCGCCCCGCTTCGTACATGGCACGTGCGGGCGGGTTGCCGTGCGTCAGCACGACCTGACCGCGCTCAGTTGTGCGTATCACTTTGCCGTTCGTTCCCGGTTCTCCGTAATAGCCCCACAGATCGCGCGAGCCTTTGCCCTGCCCGTATGTGCCGCGCACGAGCCCCAGCTCCGCAGCCTTCGGGTGCTCTTCGACGTAATGCACGCCTGTGCCGAATTCAATAAAGGCAACAGCCTGTCCGCGGGCGGTTATGGCAAGCCGCGTGTCGCTCAGCCACTCCGGTGCACCGTCAACCGTGACATCGTTCACGCCGTCATACTGTGCGTGCTCAAATCTCACACCGGCAGTGCTGATACCGACAGCCGCAAGCCGCTCAAGGAAAATGTGCATCTTGCCCGCAAACCCGTTGCGGTATTTCTTCAGCCGCCCCGCCGCAGATGCAAGCCCCGATACCTTTATCTTCATTACGATACCTTCACCTTGCTGACCGCTACCGAAACGCTCCCGCCCGAGGGCGACGGCGCTATCTTCTTGACGATGTAGTCGTAAAGCCACTCTCCGCTGTCGTTCTTCTTCGGCGGCGAATCAATGAACAGCACCGCATCCTCATCGAACGGGCACCGCTCCATGACTATCACGCGGTCGTATTGGAGCGACGTTCCGAACTGCTCCGTCTGCGCATATCCGGTAGACGGGGATATGTTCGCCCAAAGCGGGACGGGGTCCGCATACACCGCGCGCCCCTCGCCCGTTTCGTTGCCGTACTCATCCTTTATCGGCTCGCGCCTGAGAAAAGCGGAATAAAAGAATTTCGATTGGTTTATCGTCATGCAGCGCATCGTCATCTCACCCCGAATACCGTCACCGTCGGCAGCACGCGGCGAAGCATGGAATCGGGTATCCACCCGTCCTCATACTGCCGCGATATGCCGTTTTCCGAATGCGCCGTCTCTCCTTCCGCTCCGCGGCGGTTAAGAAGATACACGGCGATCTCGCATTGCAGCGATTCGTACTTCGCGGGCACCTCGTCGGTGTCTGCCGAGCGGTAGGGAAAGGCGCGGTCGATTATTGCGCGCCCCGCGACCGAGAGATAGTCGAGAAGGACCGAGTCCTCCCAGCCGGGCTGATCCTCCGGCTTGCCCGTCATCGACCGCACGAGCGCCAGCTTCTCCCGGTCTTCCATTATGCGATCTCGAACCAGCCCTTGGTCTTGGGGTTGTCACCCTCTCCGGGAGTCACAGCCACGTAGCCCGCACCGTCGGCGGCATAGTAGGTCTTGCTCGCAGAAACGGACGTGTCGGTCGAAGCGGACGCAGTGCCCGCCGTGATCTTTACATCATAGCGCTCGTCGGTGAGAGCCACAAGGTAATACTTGCGGGTGTATATGTAGTTCTCACGGGTGTTCGCGGCGTCCTCGCTGCGGTTGTTTTTGGCTATCTGCTCGACTTCGGTGCCCTTCTTGATCAAGGCGGTCAGAGCATCGCGCTTTGCGATGTATATCGCGCCGGGAGTCGCGTCCTTCTTGGAATAGACGTTCACGCCAGCAACGGTACCCACGTAGCCGTTCTTTGCGAAAGCCTCAACATACTTGAGGTCCTCGCCCAGAGCCTTGCGTATCGCAGCCATGTCCTTGGGATGAACGAGCGCATATATGCTCGCGCCCTCAAGGTTCTCGAGGTTGAACATCGACACGGCATCCGTAAAAGCGGCAAAGTCGAATTTCGAAGCAAGAAGCACGCGCTTCGCCTTCTTGATCTCGCCGTAAACGTCGCCGTTCACGGTGTTGAACATATCGGTCGCACCGTGACGCACACCGACGGGAACGATCATGGGGTCCTCCATCGCGTCCTCATCGTAGTACTTGAAGCGGTTCTGAGCGAGCTGTATCTTGTACTCGCGCTGAATGTAAGATACCTCTATGCTCTTGGTGTTGCCCACACCCTTGGCAAGTTTCTCGGTGCCGTCGGTAGCCTTGTATATGTTGATCTTGCGGGTCATGCCGGCAGTGCCGGTGAGCGTTCCGTCGGGTTTGCAGAACTGCATAAGGTCGAGGTGTGAATTGAACTGATCTTCGACCTCGTTAGAAAGATAAAAATTGCTGTAAGGGGTGTTTGCCATCTCTTATTTTCCTCCGTCATAAATTTTTGCGTATTCTTCCGGATGCTCGTTTGAGAATTTCCACCTCTCGTCCTGCGGCATCCTTCGCAGGTCCTCAAGGGTCACGGTGCGTTCACCGGTACCTGTTCCGACGGGCGGACGTTCCTGCCCGCGCAGCATTTCCGCGCGCACGGCGCTCTCCCTGCCGGAGCTCCACGCCGCCTGATTCGCAAAGACTTTTGCTATGTTGCCGTCCGCAAGCGCCGCAGCGGTATCAGAGGCGAGCGCATCGTCGTATCCGAGAGACAGAAACTGCGCGCGATAGTCCGATACGAGCTTTTCGCGCTTCATGTCCGCAACGGCGGAACGGAGCGACTCAAGCTCCTCGTCACGCTCCTGCTTTCTGCGTTCGTCCTCCGAAAGGAGCGCATTGTGCTTGCGCTTCCAGTCTGCGGCGTCCGAGTTCGATTTCGTCAGAGCCGTCTTGAGGCGCTGCACCTCTCCCTCACGGTCGTCATACTGGAATGCCTCAAGCGCCGCGATCTTCTCCTCGGGCGTCATGGTGTCGTAGCCTTCGATCTTTGTCGTGTCGATCTTCATCATTTTGTTTTCCTCCGCGTTTTTTAGGCTGTTCACTCAGCACTGTTTTTTCTGTTTTATGGACTTTTCTGTCCGTGCGTTTTAAGGTGTTCACTCACCGAAAAAGAAAAACGGAGCCGACAGACAAATGTCCGTCAGCCCCGTTTGGCTTCTCACCTCTACCCGTTTATAGAGGTCTTCGTTTTCACTTTTCTTGTGATCTCCACAATAACGAGCCGCCCGTTTTCACGCTTCAGCTCAACGGTGTCGCCGCGTCGGAGTATCTTTTCTATCGTCTCCCATACCTCGGGAGTTATCGGAACGCTCATTTTCTCACCGCCTCCGGATAACATCGGCAGCCGATGTGCGGCGGGTCGGGATAATCCGAAACGCGGTATATCCTCCCGTCCCTCTCGCGGCAGGTGCGGCACGCTCTGTCATCGAGCGTGTGCCACCGCCAGTATTCGATCCCGCAGTCGCACAGCGCCTTTTTCGCCGCCTCGCGCGTCACCCGCACGGCATATTCGTGTACCATGCGCGACCAGAGCCGCAGCGCGGTCTTTACCTCGGTCGGCGCATGATGCGAGGCTACGAGAGCCTCCTCAAAGCGCGCAGCCTTGCGTTCGACCTCGTGCGAAAAGACATATTTCGTCACCGGGTCGTATCCCTCAAGAAGCTCGTCTACCCACTCCGCATCAATGCTTCCCGGACCGTCCGTGAGGTCGTAAGCCCGACGCGCAATGCGCAAAAATATCTCCCGCGTCAGGCGCTCGAGCTCACCGTAAAGCGACTTCACCGAGCTCATCACGTGCACCTCGTCAAAGGATGCGAGCGCCCGCACCTTCCCAAACATACGGATGTACCGCCGGTCAAGGTACTTTATCGCCTTGTCGGTGTAGTCATACATCGCCCGTTTCCTCCGTCTGTCCGTTCGCGGTCTTTGCCGCACCGACAGCCGCAGCGTCCAGTTTCCGCAGCTCCTCCGCCTCTTTTTCCGCCTGCTCCTCGGCATATTGACGGCTCAGCGTATAGGCAAGCTCCGGATCTACAAAAAGACCGCTGTGCTCGAATGCAAGCTTGGGATGTATCATGTCGCTCGCAAGCATCGTGGTGAGCACCTGCGCCTTCTCCTGCACATTTTCGTAATTGCGTCTCGGGCAGCGGATATCCACGTCGGAAAGCTCGAGCTTGCTGACCTTGAGATCTCTCAGAAGCCTCAGCGCAATGCGCAGAAAACGCTTCTCGGAGCGGCGGAACATCTTCTCCACACGCTTCGCACGGCTCTCGGCTTCCGACCATCCGTCACGCATCGTCACCGCAGCGCCCGTGTCGGAGGTGGATGAACCGCCGTTGCGGTTCGGCATCCCGCATATCGTCAGCACCGCCTGATACATATCGTCCTTGAGCGTCTGCGTCTGCGCCTGATCGAGCGCCTGCGTCAGATAAAACGCGTCCCCTTCGGACGGCAGCCCGAGACCGCCGAGCTCCTTGACCTTCTTTATGGAGTCTTCCTCGACATCGACGCCCTTCAGCACGAGCAGAGCCTGAATGAACTGCTCCACACCGTCAAGGCGGTTCGACTCAACGTTGTTTATCGCATCGAGAAGCGGAAGCACGATCTCGAACGCACCTATGCGGCAGGTGTTCGCGGGGTATTCGATTATCGGCACCGTACCGACCAGATTCACCCCTCGGTGGGTTATCACACCGTCTGTTATCTCGTAATATTTGCTGTCGGTGTAAACACAGGCGAGCTGCCGCCCGTCCGTAAGCTCCGCAACGGTCACGCCCATCATCGGACGGTGCCCAAGCTCGCGCGAGTATACGACGAACGCATCGCGCGGGTCGAGAGTGTATACCGCAAGAGGATCCTCATCACCGCCGCCAGAGCGCGGCAGTATCATGCGGTACGCCGTGCCGCAGGTAAAGAACCAATCAACGAGCACGTCGTCGCTGTATTCCTTGTCACAGACGTACATGACGTCGTTGAGATAGTTTATCGCGTCTGAAATGTCCTTGTCCGCGCGCGCCACATACTGACACGGCTCCGCGGTCTGATACCCCGCCTTGAACGTCACTATCTCATCCGCGCGGTTCTCCACGACGCGGTTGCATATCTCCGGGCGTATTTCCTTCGTGCGCCCGAGTATCGGCTGCTTGCCGCGCCGGTAGTCGTAAAGATACTGTATCTCATTGCGGTTCACCGCGTGCACCGACAGCGCCGCAGCAAGCTCATCGCATATATTCCCGTCGTCTATCGTCTTGGCTCCGGTGTATATCACCGTGCGACCGAACGAAACATTTCCTCTGCCGTAAGCCATGCGGCACCTCCCCCGGTATGTTCTGCGTTCATGTTACCATGAACGGGACCAACTGTCAATATGACCTCACAATATTCGGTGAGTATCGACCATTATACGGTGCGGCGGAAAACGTTCATCTTCTTCGACCTCCCGAGAGCCATGTCTATTGCCATCGCAAGGCTGTCGGGCGCATCGTCGTGCTTGTTCTTCCCGAGCAGCTTGTAGGAGAACACGTTCTGCATGAAAAGCTCATAAGCCCTCGACCGCGTGCCCGACTCACGGAATATCATGTGTTCGCGCATGTCAGACGCCTTGTCCAGTATGCGGTCCGCCTTCGCCGTGTTGGGCGGCGCCGGTTTCGTCGTCAGATTTATGTGCAGACCTTTCTTTGCAAGCGCCGCAGCTACCCCGTCGCGGAACGCCGCAGTCGATCTGTTCGCCTCTATCTGCATCGCAGCCACCGAGTATTTCTCGACAGCTCCCGCAAGCAGCGGCTGAGTCACGTTCTTCTCTCCGCTGTCGTACACGACATCATGCACATAAATGTCGTCCCCGTAGCGAAAGCACACCGGAGCCGCCGTAAAGTCGCCCGCACCGAAAGCAGGGTCTACCGCCATAAACACACGGTCCGGCTCTCCCTCGGGCAGCACACCGTTGTAATACCGGAAGTCGTCCGGCGTAAACAACGCGCCCTCCCTCTCTATCGGTTCTCCCATGTATTGCGCATTCCATGACGCCATGTCGTTGTTCCTCTCAAACGACGCGCGCCTCTGCCGGTAGTAGTCAGACGAAAAGCCCACGCCGTAATCGTAGTCGAACCGGCTCTCATCCCTCTCATCCAGCGCAGACAGGTTTATCACACGCCACCTGCGCCGGCGGAACCTCTCATCGTTCGAAAGCAGGTCGATGCGCAGCCCCGCCGGGTCTACGACAGACCACCGTGTGCCGCACCACAGTATCTTTGCCTTCTCCTTGGCACGCGGCAGAAGGTTGTTGTCTACCTTCGACCATGCGGACATCATCCTGTCCTTATTGAGCGCTTCCTCTATGCCGCCTATAAGGTCGTCCGAGATGAGGAATCCCGCACAGTCGCACGCACCGTTCAGCGTGCCATAAAGAGAGCGGCAGGTCAGCGACGGATACCTCTTGCGCCGCCCCATGTCTATGGTCTCGTCTTTCGCATCCGTCCGCGCCACCGTCGCCGTCGGAAACACGTCCCCGTATCTGTATGTCACAGGGTCCGTTATCACCTCGAGCACGCCCGAATACATCGCCCCAGTTATCGTGTCCGAAAACGCCGAGTAAAGATTCGATACCTCCCCGTTCCTCCCGATTATCCATGTGAGCAGGAACATAAGCACCGTCGTCTTCCCGACACGCGGCGGCATGGATATGAACAGCTCATCAAGGCGATCCTCCGCAAGGTCCTGTATCGCATCCGCTACCTGACGCAGCACCCGCCGTCTCGGCTGATAAAACCGCTCCCTCGGCGGTCGGTCTATCTCAAGATACAGCATGTACGGGTCAAAAAAGTGCGGCGCGTCAAACAGCAGCGTCTTCCGGTACAGCTCGTAAAAGGCTCCTATCGAACTGCCGCCCCCGCATATCATCCGCACAACGTCCCGCCGCAGTTGCAAATTCGTCTCGTGCGCCGCCGCAAAGTCCGTCTCCTCAAGGTTGCGGCAGAGCTCAAACAGATCTCCGTATGCTCCCACGTCTCCCGGTCGCCGCTCTATCGCAGCCCGAACGCGCGGTATAAGTTCTTTTTCGGTCATTTTCCCTCTCCTCCGATTCTTTGAAATGAAATAAAAAACAGGGACCGTGACGCTCTCGCATCACAGCCCCTGTCGGCTTTCTCTCTCCCGCCCCGTCGCGGGAGACTTGATATTCAGTTTTTTATCTGTCGGTGTCCTTGTCAATGTTGTGCTCTTCCGACGGCTTTAGTATCGGCTCGTGCACGCCTTTGACCCAGTTCATATCCTTGCCGTACTTATACATTCCCTCGTACAGCGGTCTGTTGCTCACGATGCTGCGAACACTTGTATTCTGAAATTTCGTGCCCTTACGTGTACGGTAACCGAGGTCATTGAGTTCATCCGCTATCGTCAGCATCGGTATGTGCTCGTCGATTCTTTTGAATACATACTCAACAATAGGGCGCTCTGCTTCGTTGATGATCAGTCTGCCGTTTTCAACCTTGTAACCATACGGACACCTACCGCCCGAGTACCCGCCGCACTGCGCCTTGATACTTCTGCCCTTGCTCGTTCTTATCGCAATATTTTTGCGTTCCTGCTCAGCAACGAACTGAAGGAGCGCGCGGTAAATATTTGCGAATTCGCTTCCCTCGACAAATTCTTCTCTCGTGCTGAGAAGTCGAATGTTTTTCTTTTCGAGCGTGTAAAGGTAGTAAAAGTAAAGTTTTGTATCACGCGCAAGGCGGTCGTTCTTAAAAACAATTACAGCTTCAAACGGCGGATTGGTCACATTGTCGCCGTAGAGAATCTCGTTCAGCGCCGGACGGTCGTCTTTGGCACCGCTTATTTCATCGATCTTCCAGTCGACGATATTGTATCCGTTTGTATTGGCATATAAAAGAATCGCCTGCTTCTGAACGTCAATTCCGTATTTATCATCTTTAGCCTGCTGTTCGGTCGATACTCGAATATACCCTACGGCGTTTTTGAATGTCTGCATATTACGTGCCCCCCTTGCTTGTTGTATTTATTATAGCACACGTAAATGCAAATGTCAATAGGTTTATGCAAAATAGGTCTTTTTATTTTTGGCGGGTGCAGAAGGGGCTAACCCCGCCCGAGGCTCCCGCGGCATATCCCCCACCGGTACCGCGCGGCGCGGCGGAGCCCGAAGCATGGGCGCGCACGCCGTCCGGACGGCAGGAGAACGCACGCCGCGGCGTGCAACAGGCGGCAAAAAAAACGCGCTTGCAAAAAATCTTGAAAAAGTTTTGCAAAAACACTTGACAAGTAAATGCAAGTGTGATATAATATATACGTAATCGAAAAGCGGTTATAAACCGGCAGGAGGGAGCGAGGGAGCATGAGAATGAAGCGATTGATATCACGGCTCATAGAGTGGCTGAAAGCCCACGGAATGAGCGCCGCGGATATACTCCAGTGCATCGAATACATAACCAAGTAAAATAAAAAAAGGCTGTCAGCGTTGCAGCGCATAACAGCCAAAACCCACGAAACGAGGGGCGAAGAGCCTGCCTGATTCGCTCCTCCATTATACCACGGCAGGCACACAAAGTCAATACCTTATGGAGGATTAAAAAAAATGAAATCTATCAGCATCGACAACGGACACAGCACCACCACACCCGCAAAGGCTATCAAAGCCGTGGGAATCGAAGTTATCGCCCGGATGATGGACGATGAAACCCGCGAGCACGTCGCCACGCGTTGCAACTGCCGCACGGATGCGGAGTTTGTGCGCGAGTACCTGCGCCGCGCAAAACACGACCTTGTGATAGGTTAAGGAGGGCGCAGCAATGACAAACCGTGAATTATCCGCAGGCATCAAAAACGACCTCAAGACGGCGGGCATCGACCCGCACGCCGTCCGTGTGTCGGTCAGGGACGCGGGGTACAGCACCGCCGCGCATATCCGCATCATGTCGCCCGAGGTGAGCGCCGAAGCCGTGCGCCGCATCCTCGCACCCCGTGAGAGCTACGACCGCGACGAGCGCACGGGCGAGATCCTCGCAGGTGCTAACCTGTATATCTTTGTCGAGTATGCAGACGGCATATTTGACACCGTAGCGCAGGAGTGGGCAGCCACCGCCCGCGGAGCACTCGCAAGCAAGGACGAGACAACACGTATATTTGACGGGCTGTATCTCATCAACTGGGAGCGCTCCGGACGCCTGAGCATCAGGCAGCAAAACGCCGCATACTCCGGCAACGTCAATATTAACGGCTTCGCCGACCTTTGCAAGTACATTTACAAGTTCGCGCATTTCGGCTCGATCGCCGCATAATTTCACGCCGGGGCAACAGCCCCGGCGCATTTTGAAGAGGTGAAACGATATGACCCCGCATTACTGGACCACACCCGGCGGCGCCTATCCGCTGCTATGCGCCGACATCCTGCAGCAGCCACACACGCTGATAGCAGGCACGACCGGCAGCGGCAAAAGCGTACTAATGGCAGACATAATACACACCGCATTGTGCTTCTCAAACCCCGATCAGAGGCGGTTTGTTTTGATCGACACCAAAAAAACCGAGCTTTTCCGCTGGCGCGACGTGCCGCACACCGCGAGGTATTGCGACACGCCCGCGGAAGCTGCGAGGCTGCTTGACTGGCTCGCGGTCATCATCGACCAACGCAACGACCGCGCACGCCGCGCGGGGCTGACCATGTCCGCCGAGTGTGATATCTATGTCATTATCGACGAGCTCGGCGACCTCGTGACGAGCGAGCCGCGCACGGTCAAACAGCTTGCGCACATCGCCATGATAGGACGCTCGGCGCGCGTGCACCTGATCGCGGGCACGCAATGCCCCAACCGCAAGACGCTATCCGCCGAGTTTGCCGCCAACTGCCCCGCGCGCGTCGGGCTCCGGTGCCGCGACGCGGTCGAGAGCCGCCAGATCATCGGCACGGCTGATTGTGTCGGGCTGCCGCTGTACGGTCAGGCGTACTACCTGACCCCGAAGCATTACGCGCCGGAGCTGGTCGCGGTGCCCTACACCGCGCCCGATGACATAGCCGCCCGCGTCAAGTGGTGGACAGACCAGCGCCCGCGCCGCCACTGGTGGCAGAGATAAGCCGCAAAGATCACCCCCGGATCACCTCCGGGGGCTTTTTTGCGCTCTGCCGTCGCTCTGTCAGGCTGCGAGCCGTCACGCCTCACGCGGCGCACCCTCTCACAAGGCGCGAAAATGCCCGCAGAGACGCGAAACGCTCAGCATATAAGGATACCCCGCGCGCGCAAACGCGCCACACGGAACGCACGCGCCCGCCACGTGCGCCCAAGAACACCGCCAGCCGGAACGCCCCTCACCGTTCCGCCGCACGCAGCAGCCCCGAAAGCCGACCGGCAGCCTCCGAAGCCTCTGCCGAACCCCTTTGTGCGTCCTTTGTGCCTTATTTCTCTTCTCCGCCCGTCACACTCTCGATGTACTGCGCCTCAAGTGCCTTTGTGTCCCTCGCGCCCCCGAGCGGATTGTTCGGAGTGAGCACAACTTCGCTCTTGTCCGCCATACCATAATAATTCTTCGCCCTGAAGCAATACGCAAGGAAATTCATCTTCCCGGTTATCACCAATTTTGCATCAAAAGTCTTCAAGAAATCCTTCGCTTTTTTTATGATAAAGGACGTCTCACTACTAAATCCCTTGTTTTTCCCATGCTCCCAATCAAGCAAGGTGGTAATTGAATACCCCGTAGACATCGCCATTTCCTCTACCGTGGGGATCTGACCGCGCGCGCTGCAACGCTCAAAGTAGTCATTCAGACGTGCCGCGAGCTCTTCGTCACTCCTGACTCTCGGGCGTTTGTACTCGGTGAGAACTTCGTCTATAAGTTTGCTCACAAGTGCGTGATCTTCGTCCGTTTCCGGCTTAAACTGAGTTTGTGGGAAGTTTCCTGTACCGCCGCGTCCTCTTGTGGGCTTCTTTGTGATTGCTTGGATGACTTCGCGGCTTTTCTTCTCCATCATTTTCCATCCTTTCACCCGCAGGACGAGAAAAAAAGCGCGTCCTGACGGGATTTTCTAAAATTTTCCCGCGCGATGACGCGCTCTGATGTATAATTTTGTAAATAATCGGGTTTGTAACTACCCGAAAGAGGGGCAAAAGCGGCGAAAAAGAGGCTGTTACCGGCAGAGGTGCAGCAAGTAACGACTTTGTTGCAGAGAATGTTACGCCGTTTTCGGCGATTTCAGACGATTTAAGCCCGTTTTCTTTATATATATATTATTTTGTTACAAAGTAACAATAAATAATAATAATAAATAAAATAGCCTATAAAGAAATATAGAAAGGTTGTTTGTTGCGTTACACTGTTACACTTTGAGGGGGTTTGGGGGCATTTCCGACGCCTTAATTATACCACATCGGGCTTGATTTGTCAAATGCCCTCGAGTGCCGCGAGCATTTTTTCGTTGTCGCGCGGCATCATGTGGGAGTACGTGTTGAGGGTCTGTTCGATGTTTTTGTGTCCGAGGCGTTTTGACACGGCTACGATCGAGATGCCCTCGGAGATCAGGAGAGACGCGCAACTGTGACGCAGATCGTGGATGCGTATGCGCGGGACGCCTGCAGCGGCGATAGCTTTGTCAAAAGCGCGGGTCACGGTTTTCTCGGCGAGCGGACGGTCACAGCCGAAAATGAACCGTGCGTCGTCCGGGCTTCCGCTGCGGTGCGAAAGTAGCGCGGACACGAGCGAGGACGGAAGGTCTACCGTGCGCACCGACGAGGTGTTCTTGGGCGTGGTGACGGCATACGCTCCGCCGTCAGTCTTGCGGGTGATTGACTTTGAGATTGAGAGAGTGCACGCGACCGGGTCGAAATCATCCCATGTGAGGGCGAAAGCCTCTCCCTTGCGGCAACCGGTGACGTAAAGTGTGCGGAAAAGCAGGGCATATGTCGGGTCGTCTACCTTTTCGATAAAGGTCCGGAACTGCTCGCGCGTCCAGAAATGCATCTCGCGCGGAGGGTCGGTGTTGCGTGGCGGCTCTACGCGGTCAATGATGTTCACAGCCTCGCAGTACCGCGCGGCGTATTTGTAGATGGACGCAAGGAAGCCGCGCAGCCCGACGCGGTAGGAGTACGAAAGTCCCGAGGCGCCCAGTGCCTCCTGCCATGCGAAGATGTCCCGCACGGTCACCTCGTCAAAATATCTGCCGGAAAAAGCCGGGACTATGTGTTTTTCGACCTTTCCGCGCGCGGTGTAAAAGGATGATTCCTTCGTTCTGCCGCGCTTGTAGTCGTACCATGCACCCACCATGTCCTCAAAGAGGATGTGCGCCGGAGAGTTTATTTGCTCGTTGTGCTTTTTTATCTGGCTCTTTATCGACTCGAAGTAATCCTGCGCGTCGCGCTTGCGGGCGAAACCGGACTTGCGCACGTTCTTTGTGCTCCCGTCAGACTGATACTCACGGTACCTGACCGTCCATGTGTCTCCGACCTTTTCATAGGATGCCATGTTTTTTCTCCTCTCGCAAAGGGTGTCCAGTCGATGGGCACCCTTTGCATTTCGGACTGCCGCATTAAAATGCAACAGTCCGGTTTTTATGTTCGGTTATGACGCTGAAAAAGCTATTGCGTCGGTGGTAAATATCTCGTTGAAGGAATCCGCGTAGCGCACACGGAATTTGAGTTCAACATTTTTTATGTCGGTTATGCCGTTCTTCTCAAGATCTGAGCTGAATATCGTGACGCCGTCAACAGCCATCTTTCCGGCGCATACGGTTTGAGAAAACATCGTAGTCACCATAAAATCATTTACGGAAATATCATCGCAGAACACTGTTATATCTTTGTCGCCGGTATTTTCTATGAACAGCATGACTTCTTTGCCCATCATAGTGTCATTCTTTATATATTTTCCGACAATACGCACACCGTCGCGATTCAGAAGTTCCTTGCCTTCATCAGCTTTTGCGAATGCCTTTCTGCTGAATGCGGATGTTTTTATCTCCGCGAGCTTCTCCGTGAACATCGTATTGTACCCGGAATCCGAAACCGTGAAGGCGAGGTCGATTTTTTCTATGACGGTTATTCCCGCATCGTCAAGGGAACTTTGGTTTATATAAAATATTTCATTGGACTTTTTACCGTTGGCAACTGTCGCGGCCATGTCTGTGCCTATCATATAATCGTTTATAACAAGGTTCTGGCAGGTTGCAACTATATCCTTGCCGGAATTGTTTTCGATAAGCATCTTAAGCCCCAAACCCCATACAGGGACATCCTCAAGAGACTTCAAAGTGATTTTTACGCCGTCACGATCAACAAGCACCTGTTCCGGTATTGTGATCTGCGATGCGGTTTTTCCTGCATCGGCTGTTGTCTCACCGCTCGGTGTGCCGCCGGTACCGTTATTGGTTCCTTCGGCACTCGCTGTGCCGTTGTCGATCTTCTTTGTGTCGGTCGGGTCCGTTGCAGGCACAAAGCACCCGCTCAAGGACGCCGCGATCAAAAACATGGTAATTGCTGCGCAGAGGATTCGCTTAACGGTGTTTTTCATAGTAGATACTCTCCTTGTGATTTTTTTCAGCCTTTTATTATATGTTGATACGCCACGGCTCTGCCGATAATGCGTATATTGTTCAGTTCCTCACCGACATAAACCATAGGCGGGTATTTGGGATTTTCCGCAGCAAGCATCAACTTGTTTTGCTCCGGATAGTAGTAAACGCGCTTTAATGTGACTTCGTTATCAACGAAAATGGCGGCTATCTGTCCGTTATCCACCTGCTCCGTATCGGTGAAGAACACTACATCACCCTCGCAGATATTTGCGCCGCTCATGCTGTCTCCCTTGGCTTCAAGGGCGAAATCGGCAATGACATCTGAATTTATAAGCGCAAAGCCATCATCATAATTCGGGCTGTATATAGGCTTGCCGCACGCGACCTTGCCAAGCAACGGGACGCGGCGCATGACAGGGCGATAAACACCGGGGTAATGGGCTTCTTCACTTTGAGACTCTTGGTCGCTGCCATACAAAAGATATGTCGGTGTTACACCGAGTGCATCGGCATATTTTTGTATCATTGACTGGCTGATGTCGCGTCCGCCGTTTTCGACCTTTGATATTGCCGATCTGCCTTCGTAGCCCACCTTCTTAGCCAATTCATACTGGCTCATGCCGAGAGATAACCGCAATTCGCGTATTCTTTCATAAATCGTCATTGTAGATCAGATCCTTTAGTACATTGTTATGTATATATCATATCACAGGCTGGGGAAAATGTCAATCCGTTTTGGAAACAAAAATATTTTTTCTGAAAAAGGTGTTGACAAATCGGAAATCTTGTGCTATTATATGTGTGTACCCAAAATGGAAACAAGGAAGGAGGCACACATAATGACAAACACAAGCAAACTCCGGGGAAGAATGGCGGAAAAAGGTTTTTATTCGCTTTCAGCTTTCTCAAAAGCGGTGAACATATCTCGACCGTGCTTGAGAAAACGCCTAAACGGGGCGTCGGACTTCAGAGCGAGTGAGATCGAGCGCGTTTGCACTGTGCTCGGCATAGAACGCGACGAAATCGGTAATTATTTTTTTAACGCCAATGTCCCCGAAACGGAAACAAGAGAAGATATCAACTCATAACCCGCCAAATCAGGCACCCAAAACATTAATACATAATAATCCACAATAATGGATGGAGGTAAAACAATGATACCACTCAAAAATCAATACACATTCCGCGAGATTATTGAATATCAAAAAGCGCTGCTTGACGAAAAGATTGCGCTGTCAGTCGAAGTACTGCGCAAAATCGGCACGATGAGCAGTCACAACATCGCACTCGCCTTCTCCGGAGGCAAGGATTCGCTCGTTTGCGCAGATCTCTGCGAGCGTTTCCTGCCTGATCTCCACTCCCGAATGCTTTGCATATTCGGGAATACTGGCGTCGAATTTCCGGAGTCGTTGAAATTTGCGCGAAAATATGGCAAAGAACACTTCGGAGACAGGTTTATCGAAACCGAATTATCGCGCCTCGCAGAGGATGAGCTACGTTACGATTTTGCTTCGAGTCTCATACAGCAGCTCGAACACGAGAACGCTCTCAGCGAGGTCCTAAAAGCCGATGGAAAACTGAAGGGACAAAAAGCACTTATCGAAGCAGCAAAGAGGCGTGGTTATGTGCTGGATCGCACAAATTGCTTTTTCCGCGGGCATCCTATGAACTTTGCATACTGCCTCGAACAGTACGGCGCGCCGCTTCTTGGCAAATCTGCTTCGAAGCTCGATGCGCACCGAATCAACATCGACTGTTTTCTCAAGTATTCCAACACAGATAGCGAAAGATCGGAACTGAAAGAATATTACGACACGCTGCGCGAGTGCAAATTTTCGCAGCACTGCTGCAAACTGCTGAAGAAAGAACCATCAGAACGTGAGCAGGCGCGGCATGATGTGGGTGTAATAGTCAAGGGTTTGATGGCAGCGGAGAGTCACACACGGATGTTGTCCATATCGACGCGCGGTCACATTTTTGCGAGCAGCCGTCCACACATTCCCGATGAGCCTTTTTATCACTGCTCGCCGATTGCCATGTGGCGTGATGAGGATGTATGGGAGTACATACACCGCTACGACGTCGAATATTCGCCACTCTATGATATCACTTACGAAGCGCAGGACGGAACAGTACGGCACATCGAACGCAACGGTTGTATGTTCTGCGGTACGGATATTCAATTCAAGGATAATCACTTGTCGGTGTTGCGTCAGACACACCCCAAGGCTTATAAGACGTGCATGGAGACCTTCGGCTACCGGGACAAGCTCAATCAACTTTTTAAACTCAAAAAGGATAAAAACATATTGTCAGCCATGACCGATTTGGGACGCACGGCGCGGATGATAGATCAGGTCGGCGACAACCCCGCAATGCTCCGAGCGAGACCGTGTGCCTATGATGACATAGGCGAGATGCTTGACCTCAAGGGCAGCGGTATCGACGGCGAATACGATCCAGAAGAATCGTAAAGGAGAGGCAAGGGAAGATGAAAGGTTACAAAGCATTTGAGAAAGGCATGATATGTCGAGGAAAGCAGTATGCCGAGAACACGGTTTTTGAAGAAGAATCTGCTGAGATTTGCGAGAGTGGGATGCACTTTTGCAAGAATCCGCTTGATGTGCTGGATTATTATCCGTTGGTGGACGAAAACGGAAACATGAGCGAATTTGCGGAGGTGGAAGCGCTCGATGATGCAAAGACAGATAATGACCAAAAATACTGCACGAAGAAGCTAAAAATTGGCGCAAAAATCAGTTTTTCAGCATTGGTGCAAGCAAGTCTTGACTGTGAATTTGAAAAGACAACACAGAGCAAAACAAAAAAGCACGATAAAGACAATGAGAAAATAAGCAGTCGCGGATACTCGGCGCAGATAGGCTCAAGCGGAGCCCGGGCGCTGATAGGCTCAAGCGGAGGCTCGGCGCTGATAGGCTCAAGCGGAGCCCGGGCGCAGATAGGCTCAAGCGGAGACTTTGCGCAGATAGGCTCAAGCGGAGGCTCGGCGCAGATAGGCTCAAGCGGATACTCGGCTCAGATAGGCTCAAGCGGAGACTTTGCGCAGATAGGCTCAAGCGGAGCCCGGGCGCTGATAGGCTCAAGCGGATACTTGGCTCAGATAGGCTCAAGCGGAGACTTTGCGCAGATAGGCTCAAGCGGAGCCCGGGCGCTGATAGGCTCAAGCGGATACTCGGCACGGATAAAGTCAACAGGTAAAAACTCCGTGATATGTTGCGCGGGTCATGGTTGTTGCGCAAGTGCAAAAATCGGGAGCTGGATAACGCTCGCCGAATGGGGAAAAGACGAATCGGGAGAATATAAGCCCCTCTGCGTCAAGACCGAATACGTTGACGGCGAGAGAATCAAAGAAAATACACTGTACAAACTCAAAAACGGTGAATTTGTGGAGGTTGAACCATAATGGAATCCACAATTATAAATCGAACAAAAGAAAGGGACGAAAAAATGAAATTCAAAGTAGGCGATAAAGTCAGAGTAAGAGGGGACCTAAAAAACGGGGAGCGCTACCACATGGCAAGCAAAAAAATAAGCGAGGTTGCGATGGGTCCGATGGTTGACCTTAAAGGTCAAATAGTTACCATATCAGGAATAACCTCAAGCGGTATGTACACTGTCAAGGAATGCCTTCTTCTTGGTGCATCTATTCGATATCGTTGGACTGACGAAATGTTCGAGCCCGTTGCGGAAACTTGCGACAAGAAAATCGTCATCACCGCGGACGGCATGAAAACGATTGCAAGGCTGTATGAAGGAAAGGAACTCATAAAGACCGCAACCGCAAAATGCTCGCCGGATGACACCTTTGATTTCGCCTTGGGCTCGAATATCGCGTTCATCCGGCTTTTCGTAGAAGGAGAAACAAAAGCGGCGAAGCCTCGTATAGAGGTAGGAAAATATTACAGATACGTGGATGAGATACGACCATTCGCCGGGATCATTAAGATCATAGGCAAGGAAGGACGAGAATATTTCTATGACGTAGTTGATGGCATGAAGGACGATATTGTGTGGCACTGCTTTTATGAAGGTTCGCTTTTCGAATCGTTTCTGACGCCCATCGACTATAAGCCCGAACCGAGGTATTACAGTGGAAAAGTCGTGTGCACCTATAGAGCCACAGACGACAGTTATACGGTCGGAAAGATATACGAGTTTGTCAACGGAACAGTTGTTGATGATGACGGAGAGGTGCGGTACAAATCCAATCCCGTCTTCAACATCTCTGAGCTTCAGCTCATAAGATTCATCCCTCTCGTGGAGTGATGGAGGTAAAACGATGGAAATGCTTGAAGTTCTCAAGGCTCTCAAGGAGTTGGGAGTCATACAGACCACACAGAGCGCGTCCGAGGCGGAGAAAAAGCCCGCGGAGCCTGCGTGCTACACCGCCGAAGATATCCGTCAGCGCTACGGCATCGGCATAAACGGCGCGAGGGCGGTCATACGCTCGATACGCCACGTAAACGGCGGACTGGCGCTCGGGGAAAAGGTTCTCCCCTCCGAGCTGCACTACTGGGAAGAAAACCGCGGACGTGCTCCGCAGGAGGTACCGAGATGAATGAAATCACTACCCGCGAGGTCGATTTTGCCCTTGCCATACTGCCCTACATAGGCGTCGCGCTTGTAGTCGTTTGTGCTGCCGTTGCGGTGGTACACGTTGCGCTGGCTGTCGCCGAGTTTTTCGGTGACTGCCGTAAATATACCGCGTGGAGACTTGATGATGCGCACACCGCGCACCGCATAGACGACGGGAGGCGGAAAAGATGACTATGCACCCGGCAGAGCTCAACGAGATAAACCCCTGCCGGAGCTGCTCGGAGCGCTGCGTTGGTTGCCATTCGGTGTGTGGCCGTCGCCGCGAATGGCTTGCAAAATGGGCGGAGTGCCAAGACAGCGAATACAAGCAGCGCGCTGCGGACCGTGCGGACCCGCACCTTGAAGACCAGCGGCTGCACAAAATAAAACTAAGCAAGGAGAAAAGACAATGAGCAACCGAAAGACCGGCACGGCGTTTGAACGCGAGCTGTGCGGGGTACTTGCCACTCACGGCTTCTGGGCGCACAACTTTACGCAATCGGCAGCCGGACAACCCGCGGATATAATAGCCGTCCGTGCGGGCGCGGCTTATCTCATAGATGCCAAGGACTGCGAGCTCGACCGCTTTGAGCTGCGTCGCGTCGAAGAGAATCAGCGCCGCGCTATGGACCGTTTCGCCGCCTGCGGCAACGGCTGCGGATGGTTTGCAATACGCTTTTCGACCGGCATATACATGCTGTCACGTGATGTGCTGCGGCTTGCGGGAGACCGTGCGGTGAGCATAGGCGCAGACGACATAAAAGACTACGCGATCCCACTTGAGAAGTGGATGACCAGAGCATGAGAGGAGGGACGCATGGAAACACTCATTTCAAATAAGATATACATACTCGACCCGACACCGGAGATCATCACATATTGCAAATCCAAGCTTGTCATTAGCAACCCCGACTATGAAAAGAAGCGGCGCATGGGCAAGTGGCTCGGAGAAACGCCGCAGCGTCTTGTGCTCTATGAACGCGACGGAGACACGCTCGCTCTTCCCTTCGGCTGTCTGCGAGAGCTCCTGCCGCTCCTGCGCACCTCGGATATCAAGTGCGACTTCTCGGAGTACCGCCGCGTGGATTATCACTGCAGCGTACCGCTTTTTGACTACCAGAAACCCGCCGTGGACGAGCTTGTGCGCTGCAAGTTCGGCATACTCGAAAGCCCTGCGGGCAGCGGAAAAACACAGATGGGTGTCGCGCTCATTGCCCGCCTCGGATGCAAAACACTATGGCTGACACATACCGCCGACCTATTGAAGCAAAGCATGGAACGTGCGGCTATGTATATGGATTCCGCGCTCTTCGGCACGATAACCGAAGGCAAGGTGAATATAGGCACGGGCGTGACATTTGCGACCGTTCAGACACTCGCGGCGCAGGACCTCAACCGATACAAATACGCCTTTGATGCCGTGATCGTGGACGAGTGCCACCACCTTTCCGGCACTCCGACAATGCTGCGTCAGTTCTCGGCGGTGGTGGGCGCCCTTGCCTGTCGTCACAAATATGGACTGACCGCAACACTCCACCGTGCGGACAAGCTCGAGCGCACCGTGTGCGATTACCTCGGCGCCGTTGCGTACAGCGTACCCGCCTCGGCTGTCGCCGACCGAATCATGAACGTGACGGTGAAAGAGATCCCGACGGGTATTGACATCGGAGACGAATGTCTCGATACCGACGGCACGATAATCTACAGCCGGCTCGTGAATTTCCTTGCAGGCAACGCAGCCCGCAACCGACTTATCGCGGACGGTCTGGCGGAGAATGCGGAGCATTACAACCTCGTGCTTTCCGACCGGGTGGAACACCTCAAGACACTGCGCGACATGCTGCCTGCGGATGTGCGCCCTCTTGCAGCGGTCATTGACGGCACGATGCAATCCAAAAAAGCCAAGGCGGAGCGCGGCGAGATAATCGAGGACATGCGGCAGGGGCGCAAGCGTTACCTTTTTGCGACATATAAGCTTGCCAAAGAAGGACTTGATATCCCGCGTCTCGACCGACTTTATCTCACGACACCGCAAAAGGACTACGCAACGATCGTTCAGTCGGTCGGACGTGTGGCGCGCACGTTTGCGGACAAGCTGCCGCCGGTCTGCTATGACTATGTAGACGACGCGGATTACTTCCGCGGCGCGTTCAAGCTCAGATGCCGACACTACAAAAAATGCGGCTGCAAGATCGAAAGGAGCGAACAATGACAACGTGCGGTTTTATCTGTCACGAGTGCGGGAGAACGTTTGACGAACCGGAATACAGGTTCGAGGACGAATCTCTCGCAGCTACCGAACACTGCCCAAGCTGCGGCAGCACAAACTTTACCGATGCGACATTCTGCGAGGACTGCGACACACTTACGGCATACGAGCCGGGGCGCAGCTGGCAGTTCTGCCCCGAATGCCGTGAGGCGCTTGCCGAACAATTTGAAGCACTTATTTCCCGCACATTCAGACCGTGCGAGATCAGATTTCTGAATGACCGTTACGACGGCGAATATTTCGGAAAAGAAAAAATGAAAGAAGAGGAGAAAGAAACATGGCGACTGCAAAAACACACTGGAAAAAGATCGTAAGCGACCCGAACTACATAGGAGAGGCTGACTTTGAGCCGGGCGAGGAAAAGATACTGACAATTGCCTCGGTTAATCAGGCAGAAACGATAACGACCGCCGAGGGCAAATCTCAGAAGGCTGTCGTGCACTGGGCTGAGAAACAGTATAAGCCCATGATCCTCAATGTGGCGCGCTCGAAAGCCATTGAAAAGGTGGCGAAAAGCGGTTACTTCGAGGACTGGATAGGCGTAAAGGTGCAGCTTTATATCGAGCACGGTATCAAGGCATTCGGTGACGTTGTGAGCGCCGTGCGCGTTCGTCCGTACCCGCCGAAGATAGCCAAGATCCTTTGTGACGACTGCAAGAAGGAGATCACACCTGCGAGCGGCATGTCCGCTGCCGAGATCGCGGCGTACACCAAGCAGAAATACTCGCGCACGCTTTGTGCCGCTTGTGCCGCCAAGGAAAAAGCAGCGCGTCAGGCAGCCGCCGCTGCCGAAGAATCCGCGCCGAAGGACGCCGCCGACAATGGCGAGGCTTAAGTACTTCCCCGAGCGGCTGCGTGAGGCACGCGAGAAAAAAGGATGGTCGATATCGGAGCTGGCAAGGCGCTCGGGAGTATCGGCATCGAACATCGCGCGCATCGAAAGCGGCGAGGGCACGGTCGGTCCGGGGCTGTATATCGCAATGGAGCTTTGCCGCACGCTTGAGATATCAATGAAGGAGCTGACAGGCTTATGATACTGACCGAAAAAAACTATTATTCGCCCGAGGCAAACCGTGAATACTGGTCTGCGTCGTTCGTCAAGGCGATGCTCGACTGTCCGGCTCGTGCGCTTGCCGAGCTGCGCGGAGGGTACGAACGTCCAGTGACCGACGCGCTCCTCATCGGCGGATACATCGACGCATACTTCACGGGCGCGACCGTATTCGCGGAATACATCGCGTCACATCCCGAGATAATAAATTCCCGCACAGGCAAACTGAAGGCGCAGTACCTCGCAGCCGACGCCATGATAGCCCGCGCTCAGTCGGACGCGACATTCTCGGATTTCCTGCGCGGAGAGAAACAGACGATAATCACCGGCGAGATCGACGGGATACCGTTCAAATGCAAGCCCGACTTTCTGCTGCGCGGCAAACGTATCGTAGACCTCAAGACCGTCCGCAATTTTGACCCTGTGTGGCGTGACGGTGAGGGCTGGCAGGCATTCCCCGACTTCTGGCACTGGGATCTTCAGCTTGCGATATATCAAAAGCTTGTGGGCGGTCGCCTTCCCTGCTACCTTGCGTGCATTTCGAAAGAAACCCCTCCGGGGCTCAAAATAGTCGAGGTCACGCAAGACGACCTTGACGACGCCATGCGCAGACTCACCGAATCTCTCCCGCGTCTCGATGCCATGAGGAGCGGGATCATCGAACCCGACCGCTGCGGCAGGTGCGAATACTGCCGCGCAACGGATCGCATCACACGCCCGGTCACGCTCGGCGAGCTGAGGGCTGAAATATAAGGAGCAACCATGACAAACGTAATAATGATATCCGGACACCTTTGTGCCGATCCGGAGCCCAAAGCAACACAAAACTCCACGGCAATGGCAGTGTTCCGCGTAGCCGTTGATCGCCGCTTCGGAGGCAAGGGAGCCGAAAAAAAGACCGATTTTTTCAACGGTGTCGCGTTCGGTAAGACCGCCGAATTCATAACTACCTATTTTCACAAGGGCGACGGCATCGAGCTTGTCGGCTCGATGGAAAGCGACGAGTGGACGGACAAGGACGGTCAGAAACGCATCGGATGGAAGATACATACCGACATGGCGTCATTCCCGCCTACGCGTAAATCGGAAGCGGGAAGCGCGCCTGCTTCCGATCCGGCTCCCGCGCCCATGGAGAAAATAGACGAATCCGATCTGCCGTTCTGACATGAGAGAATTCGCTTATGAGCGCGAGGCAGCGCAGGGCAAACCGACACCTGACGGACTTGCGGCATCCGACACGGCAGCGTATATGGCGCTGCGCGCCCTCTATGCGCAGTATGCCGCAGGGCTCATAGACCGCGAGGCGGCGCAAGCGGAAAAAGCGGAGATATTGAAATCCTTTGTAGCGCTGCGGTCGCGCGAGGAATTCATTTCGAGGGAAGCGGAGACACTGCGGCGGCGCATAGGAGAGGCGAGCGAGGCATACCGCCGAGAACCAACACTCCACAATGCAGACCGCCTTTACGCGGCGTTCTGGGGGCTCCCGGAGGGGTGGCGCAATGGGACTGAATAATATCGAATTGCGTGCCGTGGCGGGAGAGATAAAGAAGCTTGTGCCGTTCCGCGAGGCTGCGGAGCGGTACGGGCTCGAATTCGACCGTTCGGGCTTCTGCCGCTGCCCGTTCCACAACGAACGCACGGCTTCCTTCCGCGCCTATCCCGACTCCGGACATTGCTTCGGCTGCGGTTGGGACGGTGACATCTTCGACCTTGTGGGCGGTCTCTTGGGGATCTCTTTCCGCGATTCGGTGTCACGTGTAAACGACGATCTCGGGCTCGGATATCCGACAGACCGCCGCGCAACATTGCGCGAGCGTGCCGAGCTTTCAGCCCGCGCCCGAGCCCTTGTCAAGGCGCGCGAGGCGGAGAAAGCAAAAGAGGAAGCCGACTTCCGAGATATGCTCGAATACCATCGCGTGACTGCAATTCTCGCACAAACCCCACCCGGAAGCCCGGAATACATAGAAGCCCTTGTGCGCCGTGACAGTGCCGCATACCTTGCCGCGTGCGCCGAGGAACGAGACTATCAAAGGAGGTGCAGACATCCGTGACCGAAACAAAAACGCCCGCCGTGCCTACGGGCGAGGAAATAATGAAATACGACCGCGCAGCCCTTGTCGGCTCGGTGATAAGCGTGTTCGACGCGCCCGAGCCCGAGCGTTCCGGGCTGCTTGCGTATGTGCGCGTCCGTGCCGTCGATCTTGCCATAGATAAGCAGGTCGAAAAGCTGATAAACGACTATGCGCGCCAAGCGGGTGACATAGAGCACTCAGAGCGCCGTGATGCGGCACAGCAGCGGAACGACATGAACCTGCAGCTCGACTATAAAGGCTCCGTCACCTGCACCATCGGCAATTTTTACGCCATAATGACGCATGACAGCCGGTACGCCGGTGTGAAGTTCAATATGGTCTCAAACCGCCCCGAGGTGCACACTCCGGACGGCTCGGTGCTGCTCTGGACAGACACCGACGACGCCCTCTCACGCGCCTACATAGAAAGCAAATGGCACATCCATTCGAAGGACAAGCACCGCGACGCTTTCCTCATGCTCCTGCGCGAGCGGGAGTACAACCCTGTGCGCGACATGATAGACGCGCTCGTGTGGGACGGCACCCCACGTATCGGACAATTCCTCACGGTGTGGGGCAAGGCGGAGGATACGGCGTACACCCGCGAGGTGTCGCGCCTGATCTTTGCGGGCGGAATCAACCGCGCATATAATCCCGGATGCAAGTTCGACGACGTGCCGGTACTTGTGGGCGCTCAGGGTGCCGGCAAATCAACGCTTGTGCGATGGCTGGCGATGAATGAATCCTTCTATGCAGACCTTTCGGAGTTCGAGGGCAAAGAGGCGATAGAACAACTTGACGGCGTGTGGATAGGCGAGATAGGCGAATTGCTTGCAATGACGCGCCTCAAGGATCAGGAAGCCGCCAAGGACTATATCACGCGTCAGAAGGACCGTATACGCCGTCCGTGGGGTGAGCGCATCGAGGAGCTGCCGCGTAAGTCGGTGTTCATCGGCACAACGAACAATTCGCAATTCCTGCGAGACATGACAGGCGGCAGACGGTACTACCCCGTCACCCTCCACATGAACGGCTACGAGCTGCACCGTGGTGAGGCGGAGTGCCGCCGGTATATCGCGCAGTGCTGGGCGGAGGCGAAGGCACTGTACGACCGTCATGCCCTCCCGCCATACGCCGACGAAAAGCTTGTGGCTGACATCGCAGCCAAACAAAATGACGCCATGGAGGACGACTGGCGCATCGGTGCCATAGGAGCGTATCTCGAAACACGTCATCCGGGTGATGCGGTCTGTGCGCGGGAGATAATGCACATGGCGCTCTCGCCTGACCCCGACCGCCCACAGGATCCCTCGAAGCGTGACGCGCTCGAGATAGGACAGATAATGACGCGTGACTTCCCCGCGTGGGAACGCATCGGAATCGTCCGCACAAGTCGCTACGGCGTGCAGCGCTGCTGGCGCAAAAAAACCGAAAAGGTGGATTTTTTATAATGAAAGAATTGTTTGTGGACAATTTCGCCGGCGGCGGCGGAGCAAGTACCGGCATTGAAGCGGCGATCGGGCGCAGCGTGGATATCGCAATCAACCACGACCCGGATGCAATAGCGATGCACAAAGCAAATCACCCCGCCTCAAAACATTATTGTGAGGACGTCTGGCAGGTCGATCCGGTTGAAGCCTGCGGCGGAAACCGCGTTGCGCTGGCATGGTTTTCTCCGGATTGTACGCATTTCAGCCGCGCCAAAGGCGGCAAGCCTGTCGACAAGAATATCCGAGGGCTTGCATGGGTTACGGTAAAGTGGGCGCTTCTCGTGCGACCGCGCGTCATCATGCTCGAAAACGTCCCGGAAATACAGACATGGGGACCGCTCGGCTCTGATGGCAAGCCTGACAAAACCCGCGTGGGAGAGACCTTTGACGGCTTCATTTGTGCGCTTACGACCGGTATGCCTCCGACACATCCCGCCTTTGAGGAAATGTGCTCTGCACTGGGCATCGACAGTGACTCTCCGGAAGCCGTGAGAATATCCGCCGGGCTCGGATATGACCTTGAATACCGTGTACTGCGTTCCTGCGACTACGGTGCGCCGACAACACGGACGCGCTTTTATCTGATCGCGCGGTCGGATGGTCGTCCTATCGTATGGGCGGAGCCGACACATGCGCCCAAAGACAGCGCTGACGTCAAAGCCGGACGCAAGTTGCCATACCATACCGCCGCCGAATGTATCGACTGGTCGATACCCGCGCAAAGCATATTCGAACGCGACAAACCACTTGCGGAAAACACAATGCGGAGGATCGCACGAGGTATTCAGAAATTCGTGATCGAGAATCCCGAACCGTTTATTGTGCCGATTGGTTATGGCGAGCGGGACGGACAGACGCCGCGAGTAAACAGCATCGACCGACCGCTCGGAACGGTCGTGACAAGCGGAAAGCACTACCTCGTCACCCCGACGCTGATCCAGTACCACAGCGAAACCAACACGGACGAAGTGCGCGGGCAAGAACTGAGCGAACCACTCATGACGGTAGATACATCTCCGCGCTACGCCCTTTCGGTCGCACATATCATGAAGAATTATGCCGGAGGGTATACCGGCGCCGGAAGCCCCGCAGATGCCCCTCTCGGCACGGTTACAGCCAAAGACCACAACTCCCTTGTAACTGCTCATATCATGACCATGCGCAACCATATGGACGGTCAGCCGGCTGACGAGCCGTTGACGACTGTTTCCTGCAGCGGAGCGCACCACGCCGAGGTACAAGCTTTCCTCGTGAAATACTTCTCCACAGGCGCCGCAAAATCGGTAAACGAGCCGCTTGACACGGTGACAACCAAAGATCGCTTTGCGCTGGTGACTGTTCACGGCGAGGAATACATAATCGCAGATATAAAGATGCGTATGCTGCAGCCGCGCGAGCTCTTCAATGCGCAGGGGTTTCCGCATGACTACATTATAGACCATGACGCAGATGGGCACCCATACCCGAAATCCAAACAGGTCGCACGATGCGGCAACGCCGTGACGCCGCCGGTTCCTGCGGCGCTTGTGCGTGTCAATCTGCCCGAATATTGCAAACAAAAGGAGATATCACAATGACCACATTTTACACATCCTACGTAAACCACATCCTGCGCTTTTACACGCGCATCCCCGAAGGCGCCGAGCCCCGCTGCCGGACAGAAGCCGACCGCCTCAATTACGAGGCGGCGCATAAGGTGTTCTGCACTCTCAAAGATAACGAGCGCACCGCTCTGCGCGCCATATTCGGCACACAGCCCGACCGTGAGGCGGGACATGCGCGTCAGTTGACCGACGACATCATCGCCGGAGCCGTTCGCAAAAGCGGGCTGCCCGCAGGCGCGATATACGCTCTCGCCTCTCGCACGACCGCAAAGATCGCTAAGGAACGGGGGCTGATATGATGATAAACAATGCAGAAGAAAACAGATGCACATTCCCGGGCGGTATAACCTACCGCCCGGACGGAAAGAACGAACTCGACCCGTGCCGGTATGAGGTAATAGAAAAGCACCGCAACGTAACTGTTGAGGTGCTGAGATGTAAAAAATGCGGTCATGTAGAGATTGCATGGACGCGACAGGAAGATACAGAGGACATCGAAGATGAAGATTATACTTGACGAGGGCGCAAAGATGCCCACACGCGCACACGCTGACGATGCAGGGCTTGACCTGTACTCGCGGGAGTACAGAATAATATATCCGCACTCGTCAGCGACGTTCGACACCGGCGTACACGTTGAAATCCCGCGCGGGTATGTTGGGATGATAAAAAGCAAGAGCGGACTCAACGTCAAGCACGGCTTGACGAGCGAAGGCGTTGTGGACTGCGGTTACACGGGGAGCGTGCGAGTCAAGCTATACAATCATGGCTCCCGGTCGTACACCGTAGACGTTGGCGATAAAATAAGCCAACTTGTAATAATGCCGATTATTACGCCTGAGCTTGAGCTTGTGAAGGATTTCGGCATGGAGACCGCGCGCGGCGACAACGGATTCGGCAGCACCGGAAGATAAAAAACAAGGAGAAATAAAAATGAAAAAGAGAGCAACAATTATCAAAACCATAACAACCGCAATTGCGATTATCATCGCCCTTATAGCCTTACTTGTTATCCTGCTCGGACTCGGCGGATGCGGGAGTATGTACTCCGAAGCCGATATTGCGAACTCTAACATCACAAAACAATCCGGATATTTCGAATGTGAACGGCGCGTCACCGTATACAATGCCCGAACAGACAAGGTGATAATGTACATAGAGGGTTACATTGACATATCAAATAATTCTCACAGCGAGCTCGTCGTAACGGCAAAGGTCGGAGAAGGTCAGTACAAGAAGAATTATGTGTTCCTGAACGATTATACGCTGTACGTTGTAGAAGATATCAACGGCACACACACTGACCCGTATCATTACAAGGTGTATTTCCATACGAACATCCTGCCGGACATTGATGTCAAACCCTGAAAGGAGCCACATTATGGATAGACTGACGAAACCCGATTTTACCATCTGTACAACCTGCCGGGCGCACGACCGCTGCGAGATCGAGCGGCGTGCGAATAACACGCCGAAATGCCGCGAAGCGCAGATATACGAACGGCTCGCTGCGTATGAGGACACGGGGCTGACGCCGGAAATGATACAGCAGATGAAACTTGTGCTTGCGGGCGAAACAATTGCACGCCTCACCGAGATAAACGACGTGTCGGTCTCCCGCATCGCCGCCCTCGCCAATGCCGATAAGGACAGTCGCGTGGTTATCCTGCCGTGTCATGTCGGAGATATTGTATATGATATCGAAGACGGGACGCCATATGCCACGCGGGTCGTGAGCTTTGTAATGTTTAAAGATGGCAGTGTGTCGTGCAAAACGGTGTCCTCATTCCCGGACGTTGCGAGCTTTGGAACACGTATATTCCTGACGCTTGCTGATGCCGAAGAAGCACTTGCAAAGGAGAAAAAATAATGCCGAAATACATTAACGCAGATGAAATGCTATCGGACGAAAGCGAAGCATATATAAGAGCGCAAACAAAAATCTCCGATATTGAAACATACGCTCTAAATTATCTCGTCCATGCAAAAATACAACGGCTGCTGCACGACGCTCCCGCCGCAGATGTGCATGAGGTTGTACGGTGCAAAGACTGTAAGTTTTATACTTCCGCAACGGAGTATTGCGGAGTGATGGGATTTTGCGCACCTTGCGAGTTTTGCAGCAGAGGGGAGAGGAAAAAATAAAATGGGATTTACCTTGACAGCAACCAACAGCAAATATAGTTTCGACGGCGGTTATGGTAGTTTTGCGCTTTTGCGGCAAAACATCGCTAACGCGTGGGACAAAGAGTTTGGAGAACACTATGCAACCCTGCGGGTGTGTTTTCGAGAAAGCGACTATGATGCCTTTGACAAGGAAACAGAACGAATACTGTCACAGGGAAGATTTGCAGATGGTGGTGAGAAGTCAGACGATCAAGATATAGTCGAATTTCTGTTTGCGAGTGATTGCGCCGGTTCGATTTCACATAAGACTTGCAAGAAGATTTATGACATCATCAAAGACATTGATTTTCACGGAAAAAAATTCACCTATATAGCGTACTCGGACGGAAAAGACTATGAACACCTGAAGAGCTTTTTGCTTGACTGCTACAAGCGGCGAGTAAAGGCAGAATGGAACTGAAAGGAGTAGAAAATGAGAGAGATTTTATTCTGTTCAAAAGAATATAATTGCTCAGTGAAGGAAAACAATAAGATATAACAATACCTTGATTTAAAAAAATGTCGATTGCTATTGAATAAGGAGGAAACATATGCTATAATGATGAAAAATAAGAAAGCGGTTTTTTTAAACATGAACAACTCAAACGCTTGGATATCACTTGCGTGCGTTGGCTTAAATGCCGACAATCCATATTCAACATTTTGTGAATATATCAAATATTGCATTTATACTTCCGGTTGTCAGCAGATGACAATCCCACAGATTCATGATACGGTAAATATGGAATTCGGCATAGATTTGCCCATTCATATTCTAGAAAGTTGTCTAAAAATAATTATTCGCAATGGCGAAGCCACATCGAACAACTATATGATCAAATACAATGGTGAGTACGATGCATCCGCCTTCGAAAAAACACGAAACGAATTTCGAAAAACCGAGCACGAAATAGTTACTGGTCTAATTTCTTTCGCTGCCCGACATGGTATCGATTTTGATTTTGACACTGCTCGAGCTGAGATAACAAATATCCTTGACAAAGACGACTTATCATACAATATATTTGCAAATAATGGCGACGCAACAAACATTGAATTTCCAAGTGAAACATATGAAACTAACGATGAAATCGAATGCTCCGAAACTGAAGCTTCAGAGTGTCCCGGTCCTCTGTTCACGGTTCGATATGTTGTCGCTAAATATATCCAAGAAATACTTTATAACAAAAGTGATAGCTTGCATAAAGAATATCTTATCAAAATTTGCACAGGACTCATGGTATGCGCTGGCATATATCAGTTTTCACACAAAGGCTCAGCAGATAAGCGTCCTGGAATTAAAGGCACTGAATTTTTCTTTGATACCCGATTGTTATTAAGATTGCTCGGGTGTGGCAAGAGCGTTGCCGTCAAAGCGACAACGGAATTGGTAGATTTGATTCAGTCAAGTGGGGGTAGAGTTTATTATTATTCTCATACAAAGGACGAAGTTGACAATGCATTTAAAAAAGCCGTTGGCGAAATACGAAGCGGCGGAATACCGTCGGATGACGAAATGCGTGTCTTGGCATGCTCAATTAATAATGACATCACTGTAATGTCGCTAAAAAAAACAACATTTGAAGATGAACTGCGAAAAAAAGGGATTTATGAAAAAAAGGAAGGTACATATACCGATATCGAGCGAATTAAATTCGGATTCAATCTTGACTCGCTTAAAAAGTATATGTATGAAAAGTTGGAATGGCATAATGCCACAATAGATAATGATGCGCTTTCTGTTTGGGAAACGCACATAAAACGCAAAAATAATTATAGCGAATACTGCGGAGGAAGGAACAAACTTCCGGTGTTTGTTACCAACAACGTATTACTTCCGAAAATAACGCTTGCATTCAAAACTGACGGCACCGCAGGTTCTGAAAATTTGCAATGGGATACAAACAGATTGCCTGTCATAACAGATACTCGCCTTATGTGTCGCATATGGTCACCAGCCAGTCAAGCCGATAAATTACCCAGGTTGTGTTTATGCGCGAATGTGATGGGCGCACTACGCCCGACAAAAAAATATATAAACTCTCTTAAAAGTAAAGTAGAACTGCTGAAATCAAACGGCATAGGCGCTGAAATAGATTTACCGGTATTTTTCAATGACAAATTCGAAGAAGTCGTATTTAACACAGTGTCTAATATCAATGCAGACATCAGCGTAGATGAAGTGGCTGGATCCATAGACGAGTTAAAAGATATGCTCATCGGTGATGCTAAGAAGAAGGCAACGGACGCGGAGGAAGAACTGAAAAAAGTTAAATGCGCAAACGATACAATGAAAGAAGGCATTATATCCGCCGCTGTCAGCCAACTGAAAGAACCCAGCATTTGGTTGAAACTCACACTGTACTCTCCGTCCATAGCTTTTGGTGCATTGGCCGTCCTGCTTGCAATTTTAAATGTCATCTCCGGCAAGTGGGGAGCCGGCATAGCCGCCGCTACTTCTGCGGCGCTATCAATTGCTGGATTAATTTTACCCAAACGCTTAACAAAATATATGAGCGAAGCGGTTTATCCAAAAATCAAAAAAAGATATATTATGAATATAAAGAAATCACTCCGTGAAAGCGAACGGCCCTACGAAGAGGAGATTGTCGAGCGCGCAATCAGCGAAAGCGAATGGATAAAAAAAGTCAAAAATGCATATGGCATAAAAGAATCCACGGGGGAAAATGCGCCGCATTAAAGTAGGTACAATTTGGGTACAAGAATTCGTTTTTTATGGTTTTTGAGCGTGAAAATACGTGAAAAACGCGTAAAAACGGTCTTAAAAGTGCGTAAAAATGCGATTTTCGCGTGTTTTCGTGCCCAACGTCGAATCTCTGCTTCTCCGCCAGAAACAAAGGGATAGCCAATGGCTATCCCTTTGTTTCTGTTGAAACAGTTAACCATTCAGAACTCTTTCAAATCCGCAAAGCCGGATTTGAAAGCTTTGCGCAAGCAGGCATAAAAGCTCTGTACCAACAGACGCGCAAAGCGGAGTTCAGAATCTCTGCCAAAGCACTTGACCAACCGATCTCCGCTTCCGTTATCACTTCTTTTCCTTCATCGACGCGATGAGAGCCTCGCCCGCGCCTTTGATTATCGCCGTGATATCCACGCCCGCAGAGTTCAGCACGTTCTTCGCCGCGTCGGACATCTTCTCCATCGAGCCGTCTATCAGCATCTTCCCGAGCTCGGCTATCTCAGCCTTCGTCAGCTTGCCGTCGGCACTCGCAGCCTTCAGCTTGTCAACCGTCGTCTGCTGAAGCTCAAGCACGGTCGTCTGCGCCGCACGTATCGCCTCGTCGGTCGCCGTGCTTATGTTCG